CGAACTCCTTCTCCTGTCCCTCAAGAGCCTTGAGCTTGGTGAAGTCTTCCTTAGTGTAGTTTGCAGTGAACGCAAGAGCGTCCAAAGACTGAATACCGGGAATATAAGTCTGCATTTTGTCAGACAGAGTAGTGGTTTCCAGCATTTCGGGCGCACCGCCGAGGTCGGGGAAATCCTTAATGTCAATGAGCTTTTCGTAAGCAGAATCGCCCTTCATCATAAGGAAAATCTTATAGGTGGAAATAGCCATGATTCTTTACCTCCTGTGAATAACTTTGTTTTTTGAGATTACTGCCCGATAACGTCCGAGCATACGATAAATGGTAGCGTCTTCTTGGTTCGGAACAGGTTCAAGCATTGTGCGAGTGAAATTTAGCCCCATGAGCAGTTCGTCAATGAAAGCCACAATCTCTTTGCACTCCGCCTTTTTACCAGCCGACTTATTGGAGTAGACGTTCAGCTCGTACATGACTGCCGCATGATTTTCACGACCTTCTGTAGTTTGCGAATTGCGGAATACCGCATTATCCACTTCAACAAGAGATACGCAAGGGAACGAAGGAGGAGACTTGACGTATTCGCCTGTGACGAACAAGTCCGGGCATTTCTCAGCGAACTTCTCATAGACTTTCTCTGATACTTCACCAAAAATCTCGTCTTCCATGTCAATCATTTGAACACCTCCCTTGCAATTTCAGAAATCTCGTCACACACCGTTTTCAAGGCATTGTACATAGGCATTGTCGCTGGTGCGCCGTGTGTCAAGCGCAACTCACCGTCTTCGTAGAAGCCCCATGTGTCCTTCTTACCCATGCCTTTGCCATAGCCCCCGATGGTGAAACCCATTTCTGACCCTTTCGGGTGAGGAGAGCTACCGGGAGAGCCGTTGTGGTGAACACCAGCACCGAACTCAGCCCAAATTGCGTCTTCACCGCTCGCAATCACGATGGTTACGTTTTCCCGGTTGTCGATACTCACGTCAACCTGTGCGGTACGCTGACCGCCCTTAACCAAATCGTCCACGATTGCTCCGGCAAAGCCGCTCCGGGACAGTTCCGCAATCCTCTCAGCAACTCTCTCCCGAAGGAGGTCTGTTTTCTGAATGATTTCTTGCTTATACTGTTCAAGCTCCCGGATAGCCTTACTTATTTCACGTTCTGACAATCCGAATCGAATAACCTTCTTACCCACTGACTGTCACCTTGCTTATCGCAATCGACACGTTGTTCAAGCTCTTAGCAACCTTTTTCACCACATAGTCATGAGGGGTAATGACTTCACCCTTCTCATTGACCGCCAGCGAACCGTCCTCATTGAGCTGTGGTACGTTATCGACCCAAAGAATCGAATACTCGTCAATGGGTGGAGTAACATTGTCCATGACAATCACCTTGTCGTAGGACTCGTTTTCTCCGAACTGCCGTGTCTGAGTCTCACCCTTTGCGGCAGAGATATTGGCATATTCCTCAATCGGATTACCATGGATAACCTTGTGCTGACCCGAAGGTCTACCCTGTGCGTTCATGATGGGTTCACGACTCACATACAACGCATAGAAGAATCTGACCTTGTTTCTGTTCATGCACCTCATGAAATCACCCCACAATACGGAGTAATCGCCTTGAGCATGGAAGCTGGTACGTCAGCGTTTTCATACTGTCTCATAATGCCGTTTTCGGTATGAGAAATCTGACCTTCCGCACCTCGCTTGTTCAGCATATAGGCGGCTATCTCAACCTGTAGGTAGTGGTACTGAGCCGGAACTTCGGTCACATCTGTCTTGTAGGGATAGGCTTTAGCGATAATCTTTCCTCCGGCGAGAGTCAGATAGGCGGATAACACTTCGTCAGTGTCAGAACCGCCGACCATAGCCTTGAGAGCCGCCAGCTTTTCAATATCAGTCATGTTATCCGTCCTCCTTTCTCATTACTCCTCAGAGCCGTTATCGGGAGTCTGAGGTGCGTCAGTACCTTCGGGAACAGCGGTCTGAGGTGCGTCAGCGGAAGGGTTTTCGTCCTTCTGCTCCTTTACCTCTTTCAGATAGACCTTGCCGTTCTTGTTAGTACCCTTCACCAGCTCCTCGATACGAGCCTTGGTAGGCTTGTAGCCGGAAACAGGGTAAGTATCACCCACTGCGTAGTAGTGGTCGTTGTTCTTAGCGTCTCTGAACGCTCTTACTACTTCAAACATAGTCCTGTCCTCCTATTGTCGATTAGACGCTTTCAGTAACGGTAATCTTAACCGCCTTAGTAGCGTCAGTCAGAGCGGCGAGATAATACTTACGAGAGAAGATAGTGTTCAGACGAGTATTAGCCGCAGTTTCGGAACGAGCGTTCTTGGTAATCTGCTCGATTTCAGTACCCTTCTTATTGAAGATGGTAACTGCTTCCTTAGTGGCAATGATGATAGTGCCGGACACAGCGTCCTTCTTGGTGTAGATGTTGACACCAGCGACAGTACCAACGTAGCCGTTGCGAGCGAAAGACTCAACATACTTGAGGTCTTCGTTCAGAGCCTTACGAATCTCCGCCATGTCAGCAGGATTTACGAAACCGAAGATGTTCACACCCTCAATCTCCTCAAGGTTCAGCTTCGCCACAGCGTCAGCGAAAGTGCCGAAACCGTAGGAAGTTGCTTCATGAGTGAGAGTAGCCTTGTTGAACTCTGCGAAAATATCAGCGTTCACAGTGTTGAACATATCAGTACCCATGTGACGAACACCGACAGGAACAAGCATAGGGTCAGTCATAGCCTGTTCATCGTAGTATTCAAAACGGTTCTGAGCGAGCAGAATTTCGTACTCCTTCTCAGCGTAAGAAACTTCGATAGACTTGCTGTTACCAACACCCATAGCCAGCTTCTCAGTGCCATCGGTAGCGGTGTAGACGTTAATCTTGCGCTTCATACCAGCTTCGCCCACGAGAGAATTGTCAACAGTACAGAACTGCTGAAGATTCAGATGGGAATTGAACTGGTCTTCAACCTCGTTAGAGAGGAAGAAATTGTCATAAATCTTATGAGCCATTGTTAATTACCTCCATAAAGTTCTTTGTATTCTTCCGGGTGTTCCTCGTAGAAAGCCGCTCTTTCAGCCGGGGACATCTTACGGAATTTATCGAGTGTCATTGTCTTGGAATCTCCATCGGGAGTAGGTTTTGGGGTATCTTTCAAGGCTTCGGCACGAACCTTCTTCTCGAAGGAATCAAGGTGCTTCTTCTGATTGATGAACACCTTCTCCAAATCCCCATCAGCCATAGCTTCGGCGGTTTCTTCTGCCAGCTTCTCGTCATAACCGAGACCGAGCAACTTTGCCTTATTCTTGGAAACCTCAGACTCGTGCAAGAGCTTTTCGTACTTAGACTGCAACTCCTCACGTTCTTCCTTTTCCTTCTGCTTTGCCGCTTCATCATCGGTCATTTTGTCCTTGAGCTGTTTCTTGACACCAGCCAGCTCGGAAGCGGTCTTATCGAAAGTCTCTTTCTTCACATAACCGCTGTAATCCGGGTCGGGTACATCGTACTCCTCAAGGGCTTTCAGCTTTTCCTCGGCTGACATTTTGTCATAGCCCTCAATCTGTGTTACATCAATCTTTGCCATTGTAAATTCCTCCTTGTCTTTTACGGTCTTCTGTGACCATGCTTGCGATTTAAGGTTTCTCTACCTTTTGCGATTAACGTCTTCTCTGACGATATTCAAGCGGCGAACCGCCTAAAAATCAGTTCTTGGACTTATCGTCCGGGTCTACAGGTGGAGTAGGATTCTGCTGTGCGAGCTTTTTCTGCTCCTCCTCGTAGTGCTTCATGCTGATTGCATACGCACTTTCGGGGTCTGTGAACAATCCACAGTGAGAGAAAGCCAGCATAGGGTGAATCTTCGGTTGCTGTAGCATAGAGACAAGCACCTGTGACTTGCTCTGAATCGCTTCGTAGTTTCTACGAGTGAACTTCATGTCAATGTCCTTCAAGCGAAGGTCAATGTCACCGAGGTCACGGCAGATACGAAGAACCAGCTTGAGCATTTTCTTCTCGGACTTCTTGAACATATGCTCACTGTCTTTTGCTCTCGCTTCCGCAAGAGACCAACCGTCACGAAGCAGTACCGCCGCTCCTGTATCGGAGGTGGAAGAACCACCGTTACGGTTCGGAATACCGCAGATAGTGAGGATAGCAGAGTAGCAGTCTTCCTTGAGCGTCTGAGACTGGTCTTGATTAAGGTCGTTTGTCACAACGTCAACGTCAGCCGTAGCTCCGTCTACGGACTTGACCTTAATTGCCCCAAGGTCTTTCAGCTCTTTGAAGTCCTCGGCGGTAATGTCGCAGTTCACAAACTTGATGAAAGCCTGTATGGTCTGCTCCATACCGTCCATACGGTTCGACTCAATGTTGTTGATGGTGTCGAGCAGAGGAAGAACGATTTCAAACGAGCCAAGGCGAGCGTTGTTCGCCGGGTACTCGAAAATCGGAATCATGTCCAGCGCATGAGACTTTTCTTCCTTGAGAATGTCACCTTCGATAAGGTAGTACCTGTTTTGGGTGTAAACAGAGAAGCGAAGAACTTCATCATCGTCTTTGTAATACTTCACACCCATCAGCGGCTTATTGCCGATTTCGCTTGAGTAAACAACGAAGGTGTCACGAGGGTCGAGAGTATAAAGCTCGAAGGGAGCTTCATCTTCCGCACCAGCTTCGTCCGGCAGAACCAAACGGTAGCCAGTGCCGCAAATCATCTGCCACTCGACAATCTCTTGGTCTTTAGTTGCCTTGTCTTCGGCAAACATCAACTCGTTAAGAGCCGTGATAGCCTTAGTGGTCGCTTCCTCGGCATTTCTGCCGACATACTGAATCGGTTCACCGCAGAGGTAGCCTACCTTGAAGGAAACAATCTCGTTCGCACGATTTTCCACAATCTTGTTGCAGATTTCGGGACGCACTTCCTTAGTACGATGGAGAATAGGTTGCTTGCCACGGTAATAGTTCCACAGGTAATCAATCTCACTGCGGTTCAGTTCGTGAGTACCAAGGGCTTTCTGCAAAACATCAACTACGTTATCGCTGGTGATTTCCTTCACGCTGGTCTTGATAACACGTCTACCATTCATCTGTCGGGTCTGAGAGAGACCTTTGGAAGTGTCAACTGTATTTCCCACGATTGCTCCTCCTTTCTTATGAAATGAAAATGGCGCATGACCGCCCGGAAACCGAAGTTTCCAATCGCAATCATGCGCCACTTAATTTACTATACACCTTTACCTATACCATTATATCACAGTAATTCGTAAAAATCAAGTTATAATTCTTATTTTAAGAATTTGCTGTGGAAAACTTTGTGGAAAATGTGAATTACCACGGTCTTTTGAAGACCTCGACCTTCTGACCGCTCAAGGACTGAGCATATTCCGCCAACATAGCCATACCATCGGGAACATCATCGTGTTTGTTCTTACCAGCAACGGTGTAGGAGCAGAGCATATCCATCATTTTGCCGTAGTCGGACTTCTTCTGATAGAGAGAAGCGTCCTTGAACAGACAATGCTCCTTGACCCATGCGCTATTGACGATGATCTTCGTCTCCTTATTGGCGGTGGTGAACTTGGTCGTGATATGGGTAATGCCGCCCTTTTTCTTGACCTCCTCTTGGATTTTCTCAGCCACACGTCTTCCGGCGGAGTTGGACTCGAACCTACAGGACTTGACCTTATCTCGGACAAGGATTTCAGTCAATCGAGCGTCCACGATGTTCGGCAGACCGTTGTCGCAGACACAATCGTGAATATAGTAATCCTGTCCGTAGACGTAAGCCACAGGGAGGAAAGCGTAGTCAGCACCCTTGTCCTTCGTATCGCAGATACCGATAATAGCGTCCGGGTCTTCCTTCGGAAGCTCGAAGTAGCGGCGAAGCTCGTCCTGTGCATAGACGAGACCTTCACGCTCGATAGGTTCATTCATATACAATGCTCGCCAGCTCACATCGTCCATGATATTTCTCTGTTCATGGTAGAATCTCGTAGTGAATCCGACACCGTAAGCGTAGTCGAAGTTGGACTCGTCATTTTCATCGAGAGCCGGAACAACGATGAACTTCGCTCGATCATTGTCACCGTACTCACGCTCAAGTCTACCGATTACATCATGAACCGACCAGCGTGTAGCAATGTGAAGCTCCTTGCAGTGGTCTCCGATCTTACGCTGTCTCAAGTCAGTGGTGTAGGTTTCCCACAGCTTGTCGAGTCGTTCCTTCGACAGAGCAACCTCGATACCCGACACCAAGTCATCACAGTAGAGGAGGGTTGCCGCACGATACAGACCAGCGTTACCAGTACCGATAGAGGTAAACTCCAACGTCTCAAAACGCTGACGCTTGTCGAGGTCGATACGACAGTCCTTTGCGTTGGTGTTCGTAACCTGTATATCCGGGAATACTTCATGCCACAGGTAATCGCCGTTCTTATCCATGATTCTCAGACATTCGTCATAGACACCACGGACGAAGGAGTTCGAGTGCGAGCCTGTCAGCATAGGGTCGTTGGGGATTTTGCCGCCGAGCCAT